CCCATAATTTCGAAGGCAATGCCGAAGGTACAACGATTAATTTTACTATCTATTTCTTTCATTCCCCTGCCGAAAAAGGCTTTATTCGGGACTGGTTTGCCGAATTCCAGAAGAAATTTGCCACCACCGTTCTCAATGATTTCCAACCCGATCAAATTACAATTACTTACAATCCACAAGTCGTCAAAGCCATTGACCCAACGTTTTCCGATATCTATCAAAAATTAATTTCCGATATTGAAATTCAAGTCCAGCTTTTGCAAGATATATTATTGATGAAGAAAGACTGGATCGCCTCTCAGGACAAAATCCTCGAATTAACCGCTCAGCTCGAGGAATTCAAAACCTTTCTAAAAATTCTCGCCGGCAAATGCAACAAACTCAAATCCTATCGTGACAAATTCGATTTCTTGAAGGAGACATAATGACCAACGGTATTTTTCTCCTGCTCTATTGCATTTTAGCCGTAATCGTTCGTAAATTCATTGATGATGATTTTTAGATGCCAAAATTAAAATTCACAAAAATCAATTCACCCTGTTCAAATGCTTCTGTTATTGCCGTTTCTAATAGTCGTGTCTTATGGGAAATTCTCGAAATCGGCAAGCCGACAATTTTCATAGTCACCGATTATTATGGCACTGAATGTTGGCGTTGGGATTCATGGAGCAAAGTCAAGGAAAATTTATGTCTTCGCTTCCCCGCCAACCGAATATATTAAGGAGGTATAATGCGTATCAAACCCAAAAATTTATATCCAATCTCTGACCTCGAAACCGCCGATGAGGTCTTAAAGAAAATCGCCGAACTCAAACGAAATATCATTGCTTTTGAATCCGAAGCCCAGGATAAAATCGACAAAATCAAAGATGGATTGACTCCCAAACTTCATCCACTCATTAAAGAAATTGAAAGGTATGACCTCAGCCTATCCGCCTTTGCCAATGCTCAAAAAGACGAACTTTTTAAGGACCGCAAAACCGTCGAATTAACTTTCGGTTTTCTCGGTTTTCGCCAATCCACCAAGATTTCGATTACCAACCAGACTTTAAAACTCTTAAAACAATTCAAATGCTTTGATGCAATTATCATAAAGGAATCGGTCAACAAAGAAGTTTTACAAACCTATCCCGATGCTCGACTTGCCGAGATTAAAGCCAAGAAAATCGTCGAAGATAATTTCTGGTACGAACTCAAAAATGAAGTCCAGACTTCTTAAAGGAGAATAAAATGAATTATAAAACATACGGAGAATTAGCAAATGCCGTTGCTGCTTGCAAAACTCAAGAAGAAGCCAATGAGGTTTTTAAAAAAGCGAAAGAAGACAATCCTGAATTTGCCGAACAAAATATTGGTTATCTTATAGGTTATTTTAGTGATAAAGAGCAGAAACGACTTTATAAATTTTTCGAAACCTGCAATCATCCGATCTTCGGACCAAAGTTCGGGAGGGGTTATAGTCCCACACCCGAAGAAGCACTTGCAAAAGGAATAGAATTGGCAAATAAACATTGAAAAATTCTCAATTACGACTCATCTGGTTCTTAGCCCGCAAAATCGGTTACGATTCTGAAATTCTGCATCATCTGATCGAGCAGATGACCCATAAAACTTCGCTCAAAGAATTGCGCGATGACGAAACCAAGAAAGTCATTCATAAACTCAAACAATTTGCCGGCGAAGATGTTAAGGGTTATCATACCCATTCAGTAAAAGTCAACCAAGCCGGCGAAGCGATTGAATATGCCTCTCCGGCTCAGACCTATTGTATCAAATTCTATGCTGAAAAACTAAAATTCACGCCTAAATCTTTATCCATAGTTATCGCCAAACGTTTCAAACTTAACCGTTATGAGATTGATTTAAAACAACTTACCAAACTTCAAGCCACTTCACTTATCATTGGATTAAAAACTCAATTTCAGCGCAAGCAAGCCAAAGCCGAATTCCAAGAATCTCAATCTACTCTTTTTCAATCTTCTGTTTCCTTTCCCTCGATGCCTGCCTGTGCGAATGCAGACAGGGGAGAGGATTCACCCGCCTCTGGCGGGTAAAGGTGAGGGTGAATGGATCTCGAACTCCAATCTACTCAGAGTTTTAATCGTCTCAAATCCATTCTTATGGATGTTCGTGACAAAGCTCTTGCCGAACTGACTCATCTTCCTCAAACCGAAGTCTATCGCTATCGTTTCTTGAGAAATTATGTTAAGGAGCTTGAGCGAATTATTGACGGTCAAGTTCAAAGGATTCCCGAAGGCATAAAAGTTCTCTCAAAACCATTAGCCGAGCGTCTTGCCGAAGAAGTGCCAGTTGCCAAAGTTTTTGAAACCGCTCACCATGAAGGGATCGAAGAAGTAAGAACTGCCGGCCTGTCTGCGCCTGCCGGCACAGGCGGGCAGGCAGGCATCTATCATGGTTTTCCAATGATTGACGAGCAAGCCCTAGCTTTTCTTGAAGACTACAAATTAGACCAGATAAAACGAATTTCCAACGACTTGCGTGAAGGTATTAAATCCCAACTCCGACTTGGTATCATTCAGGGCGATGGCGTTACTGAAATCGCCAAACGAATTCGTAATCAGAATTCTATCATTGCTGACCGCACCGAGCGAATCGTCCGTACCGAATTAGCCCGAGCTCAATCCGAAGGGCATGACAATGCCTACGAAAAAATCGGCGTAACCAGGGTCCAGGTTATTGGTCGAGGCATTGATTGTCCGATTTGTTCCCAGCATATTGGGAAAATCTATCGTTTCGATGCCGCACCCTCTATTCCTTTACATCCCCATTGTCGTTGCGATAAGGTTGCGGTCGAGCGAGGCGAAGGCAATTGGTTTGTTACCGAGCGCCAGATTCAATTCGTCAAGGATTATCCTCTTCCCGAAGACATTGATATTTCCTTACCTACGATTCGCCGAATCGCCAAAGACCATCCTGAGCCTTTATATGTCTGGCCCGAGGCTTCAAAAGTCATCACTCAGGGCAATCGCGAGCGTGGTATCTGGTCCCGGCAATATGCCAAACCACTATTCAAAAATCTGCGCATCTTCAATCTTAGAGTCAGCGAAGGAAAAATCCTTGACGCCTGGCTTGAAAAATGAAAATCGCCGTAATCAATTTCTTTATCCCGTTAGAAATTCCGATACTGCTAAACCTATTACCTTTAAACGCGATATCCTTAAATTTAGCATATTTCTAACGGGATTAATCATTGTAATCATGTTAAACAATCTTCTTGACAAAAAGCCAGTCAAGTCTATAATCGTAATTAAGAATGTTCTGGAAATAGTAGAACACGCACTCCCGGAGAATTTCTCCGGGCAGGTAGCACTCTATTTTCAGGATGGATGCTTGCAAAACGTAAGGCAACAATCGCTCATTGACAAGAAGACGTTAATTAAATCCAAACCTTAATTTTTCCTCTCCCTTAATGGGAGAGGATTGAGGTGAGGGTGAATTAGCCAAACGGCAGTGTAAGTTACAACTTCGCTCCGGTTCTTTGCCTACATCTCCTCTCCCTTGACGGGAGAGGTTAGGTGAGGGTGAAGAATCGGAGTTTTTTTATTATAAAAACTTGGAGGAATAATGCCAAAAGACGAAAAAGTACCTAATGGCGCATTTAATCTTATTGAAGGAATAAAGATCAATCTTCAAATGGCTGAAATTAAACTTGGCGAACTCGAAAAAACATTAAAATCCCCTACGTACCAAAAAACGATGATTACTAATACCGAACACGAATTATGGGCTAAACTTGAAGAAATTCAAACTGCCTTAATCATTCTCAAGCGTCAACAGGAACATTAATTTTAAATTTTAATGACCGATCTTCTCGAAATCCTGAAAGTCACCGGGCCCGCCATTGCCATTTTAATTTGGCTTACCATCAAACTTTGGAACGAACTTGGCGAAAAAGAAGATAAAATAGAAGAACTCTATAACCGGCTTTTTGAAGAAACCAAACGTGCTACTTTGACCTATATTCAATTATTTGCCGCTAAAGCCCGTACCGCCGGCCTGTCTGCGCAGGCAGGCAAAGATAACGTTGCGATTGATTCTTGCCTGAACTTTCTAAATCAAAAAGCCGACGAACTCAAAACCGAAATTGATAATTTAAAATCCAAAAAATGAGAAAAATTACCGGTAAGATTTCCTGGTTCGGCGGCAAAAATGGCGGTATGAAGCCGGGCGAACCATGGGCGTTATACGACTGGCTTTTCAATGAAACTGGAGATTGGATGAGTCAGCCGATTATCCGGCAAAATTATTGTGCTATACGATTCGATTATAATGCCATTGCCCAATCCGAAGTTATTTCTCTATCCGAAGTCAAAGATCGAATCCGCAATGCCGAAATCGTAATCGAATTCAAAGGCAAATCTATGCCGGTAATTCCGGTTGATTGGGGTCCTCATCCTAAAACCGGTCGCATCATTGATGTTTCTAGAACTGTGATGGGCAAGCTCGGTTGTAGAACTGATGATATTGTTATTGTTTATTTACCCAATTGGCTCAAACTTACCGACCGACTCTTATGACTAACAACCAAAAACTAGTAAGGGCGAATGGCCATTCGCCCCTTCTGACTAACAACTGATATGTCCCACGGTATTGATATTAAAGAAAAAGCCTTCCAGCTCTATGTTCAGGGTATTAGTTTCGATGATATTGCCAAAGAGACCACCGTTGCCAAAAAAACTCTTTTGCGTTGGAAGAAAAATTTCGGCTGGGATGTCCGCAAAAATACGATTCTCAAAACTGCCCAAACTAAATCCGACCGCAAACAATCCGAAATTCTATCCCAACTCTATGACAAAACCCTCGATTTATGGAATCAAGTTTCGGGCGAACTGGATAATATCGGTTTCCGTTCTAAAGAAGGAGCTATCAATGCTTATCAGACCCTTACCAATCTCATCGTCAAATTCCGTCCCGATTCGGCTGAACTTAAAGACGAAGCCTTAAAGCGCGTTTTCAATGTTCTTTTCGCCCATCCCAAGATTGGCCCTTTGATTGAAAAATATAAAGACGAGCTTTTGAATGAAATCGATAAAGAGCTTAAAAAAATCTAAGGCGTTAGAATTCTTTAAAAAAGAACTTCTAATCAAGGATGAATATCGTCAAAAATATATCAAAGATCCATGTGGTCTTCTCACTAATTTCGGTTATCTATTCCCGCCCAAAATTAAGCAGCTTTTCGAGGACATTTATTTCAATCGCATTACCCGCGGTATCGGTAAAGCCCCGCGCGGTGGCGGTAAGACTCAGATTGCCGCTGGTCTCGGTTTCGTCAAATTCTTTCTGCAGGATTGGAACGTCGGGATTGTCGCCGGTTCCAAGGAACAAGCCTTACGCGGTATCGAATATATCCAGGATATTACCGGTGAACCCGAAATCATTGATTACGTCGAAGACGAAACTAAAACTCTTATCAAAGGCAAGCGAGGCAACTGGATCAAAGCTAGTCCAGCTTCGACCAAAGCCATTCGCGGCCTTCATGCCAGAGGACGCCCGATGCTTCTGATTATGGACGAGGAAGCCGAAATGGAAGAAGCGATTGTTCGTTCAGCCCTAAACATCATCCGTGATGCTCCGATTTCAATTATTATTCGCCAATCTACCTACCATAAAATTTACGGAACTTTTGCCGACCTCTGCGACAACTACCAGAAATTAGCCTACAAAATGTATGAATGGGATTCCTTCGATGTCTGTGAAAAATGCCAGGATGACTGCAAAACCTGTTTCAAATATTACTATAAAATTCGTGATGATGCTAAGGAAATCGAGAACGAATTTGCTAAAAGATATTGCCAGGGTAAAGCTAAAAAAGGCATGGGCTGGCTCAAGATTCCCGAAATCCGCCAAGCATTCATCGAATCTTCAAAAGAATGGTTCGAGACCGAGAATATGGGCTGGCGACCCGCCGGTGAAGGCGCAGTTCTGAATATCGAACAAGTCAAGAAAGCCTTTGCCTTTGATAAAATTATTCCCAAGCCGACCACCGAGCACTGGTTCGGGATTGACTGGGGATTCAAAGGTACCACCGCCATCGAATTTCTTGAACAGGAAGGCTTGAAAATCAAACTACTTGAATCGCTCGAATTTCACCAGACCGGGGTTGATTTAATCATCGAGCATTTGCATGACCTTGGCGACCCCTACGATTGCAAGGAAGTTTATGCCGATTCTTCTCATCCCTTTGAAAATTCCAAACTTATGGATGAAGGTTTTGATGTCACCGAAGTGCCTTTTGTCTCCTACAAAGAGACCGGTGCCGGTTGGCTCAAATATCTATTCGAAAGGAATTTATTTATGGCGCCTAAAAAATTCGAGAATGTTCGCCGTCAGTTAATCAACTGGCGCCGGGACAAGACCGGTAAGATTGTCAAAAAAGATGACCATCACTGCGATGCTCTTCTGGCTGCTACCAAAAAACTTGAATTACGTAAAGGCGATACCATGGTTATCGGTCCACGAATCCTTCCCCAATCCGGCAGTGATTTTATCTATAACATTGTCAAAGCTGGAGCCGAGCGATGAATTTCTTATCTATATTATTTGTGTTTATTCGTGTTCATCTCACGAAGCGAGATTTCTTGTATTCTATTTCTTCTTTCGTGTTCGTTCGTGTTAATTTGCCTCAAATTATGAATTCCTTTCTGTATCTTCCTTCGCGTTTATTCGTGTTCATTCGTGGTTATTTTTCTTATTCCTTTCGGTACACGCTTCGCGTTGCGTGGTTTCAGGAGATTAAATGAAATTATTCGGCGAATCACTTAAAGTCATCAGGGTTATTACCAAATTCTGGGAATATTTTACCGGCGAAAAGAAAATCATCGAGCGTCTTGACGAAGCCCAGCTCAAGAAAGCCTATCGGGAGATGCAGTTCGTCGGTCCGATTGTGGATTTGGTCAATTCATTCTTATTCGGCAATTATTTCAAAATTTCGTCCGAAGACGAAAATGCCCAGAAAGTCTTACAGGATTTTTGGGATAATAACGAAGCTCTTTTACTTCAAGCCGGACTTGAGGGCGGTCTTTTCGGCAATACCTACCTTGCTTTCGAATATCAGGAGCCCGACCTGCCTGAAGCCCGAATCGGGCAGTCAGGTTTATTATTCAAGCTTTTATCTCCGCAGTCGGTCAAGAAGGTCTTTAATTCCGAAAAACCCTGGTTGACCGATGGCTATGAAATCAAAGTCACGATTGACCAGAAAGAAATCCGGCAGATTATTACCAACAAAACTTTTGAATTTCTAGTCAATGGACGTTCGGTTCAAAAAGGCGATAACCCTTATGATTTGATTCCAATCGTTCACGTTGCCGGCACCCGTTTTTCTGATGAACTTTTCGGCACCGGCGAGATTGATTCCGGGATTTATAATTTAAGCGAACGTTATGACAAGGTTCTGACTAAAGCCGTGACTATTGAGGATTACCATGGTGCCCCGATTCCGGTTTTTCAGGGTGTCAAGGATTTTTCCGATTTGAAGACCAAACTTGAATCCGAAGAACCCGGCAAACCCGGATTCGGTCTTTATCTCCCATCCAAAGATTCTTCGGTCTATTTTCTCGAATCCAAACGTGGCACAACCAATACAGTCGAGCTGCTCAAATTACTTTATTGGGGCATTGTGATTCAATCCCGGATTCCCGAATATCTCTTCGGTGTTCATGTTCCCGAAGCCCTCGCTTCGACCCGTGAACAGCGCGCGCCATTCGAAAATCGAATCAACAAGCGAAGATTAACCTGGTCAACTAATTTACAGGAAGCCAATCGCGTAATTTTAAAGATGTTTGAGTATCATCAGGGAGTTACTTTCTCGACCGATAAGACCAAGATTAATTGGGGCCCGATTTTTGAGAAAAATCGAATTGAGGAAGCCGATGTTTTGGACAAGAAATCCAGGGCGATTATAGCTCTAAAAGAAATTGGGGGTTTGATTTCCGAGCAGACCGCCCGCGAATCGTTGCCCGAGATTATTTCTAACCCCGACCAGGAGAAAGAGCGCATCGAATCCGAAAGATTAAAGGAAACCAATGAATAATCTTAAATTTTTAATTTTCTATTGCAATTGTAGGGGTTCGATTTATCGAACCCGATTAGAAATTAGAAGTTTTCCCAATAGGGGGATTTTATGTTAAATTTTAAAGAAGCCAAACTCGGTTTAGCCGATACTAATGTTGTCGCCGACAATCTTTTGATTTCCGCTATTGCGAAGCCGCCGACTCCTCAAATCACCGAGAATATGGAAATTCCCTATACACCTAAGACTTCAATTATCAATGAAATCAAAATCAAAAGAGCTTGCGGCAAAATCGAGTTTAACTTTACCAACACCGATATCGTTAATCCTCATACGATTTACTATCAAATTTATGTTGACAATCATCTCGTTATTGACCGTTCGACCGGTTTTGTGATTTCAGCGGACAGTCAGCTTGCTAAGACTGAATTGATTTTTCAGGTTGATCCGGCGGACGAAGATTTACAAGTTGACTTCTATTTCTGGGCGGATGAAGCCGATAAGATTCAGCTCGAGGACCATCGAATCCGCTGCGGATTCGGTTCTGAACTTGCCGCTGCTGCTGCCATCAAAATCGAAAAAGAAGGTTATCAAGCGATTTATGCCGAATTCGCCTCGACCGGCGCCTCTTATACTTATTATCTCAAAGCCTTTAATTCCGGCATAACTCTTGATACTGGCAACGATCCTTTATCTATCGAAGGTTTGCTTCCCTATTCCGAATTCTACTTTACTCCATTAGAAAACGAAATCGTCTACCTGACTGGGATTACCTTGGTATGATACTAATTACCTGTCTGCGTGCCAGACTGCGAGCGACCTCGCTCAGGCAGGCATCGCACAGGCAGATCGGAGGTCAAAATGATTGAAAATTCAACTCTTATTGCCCTTTTTGCCATCGTTCTCGTAATGATTCTCTCCATTATTGTTACTTACAAAATCATTCAGCATCGTTGGTTCCGTCGCAAATACGACAAGCTCACCGAAGAAAATCAAATACTTAAAAATAAAATCGAAATGGCGGATGTCCGCTCTTTAGGCGAGACTTTAAAGGATGGCTTGGCTCAGCTCCGCCAGGTGACCAATCAGGCTAACGAAGTTACCAAAAAACTCAAAGAGGTCAAATGGAAATGATTAATTTAAAATTTTTTCAAATGGTAGTCGCAGGCTTCAGCCTGCGTTATAGAAAGGAGGTCTATGCCATATAGCATTGCCAATCCTCCTGACCGCATCAAAGGTTTGCCCGAGCACGCCCAGGCAATCTGGATCAATGCCTTCAATGCCGCACTTCAACAATACAAAGATGAAGGCAAAGCCAATGCCACTGCCTGGTCGGCGGTCGAACGAGCCGGTTATAAGAAGGACGCCTCGGGCAAATGGTTCAAAGCCGGCGAAATGATTCTGGATACTTCGTTTGGCGAATTAACCGGCGAACAAGTCGAAATTCCGATTCCATCTCATATTGATGTCAAAAAATTAACCGAAGGCGATGCCAGTCCGATGTTTGTCACGGTCAAGGCGCTCAAAATCGGCGTTTCCAAAAATCATAAAATTTATTCCCGGGAAAATCTCGAACAACTCAAATCACAGTTGCCGCTTTACGGCTATCTCGGACATATCCGGGAAGAGGATATTTCGACCACCTATCGCAAGCCGGTTACGGTCTGGTTTGCTGGCGAAATCATCAACGAATGGCTTTATACCAAAGGTTATATTTTCCCAGATGAGAAAGATTTACGCAAGTCAACCGAAATTGGTTTGAAAATTGGCAAACCGCCAACGGTCAGCGTTTTAAATTGGTTGAACCTACAACCCCAGGGTGAAAACCAAAAAATTCTAGATTTGAAAGGGGTTTCAATCGACTGAGCGAGTCATGGATTTGAAGGTGTTCCCGGCGCCCAGGTCGTATCAATTGGTTCCGAACAAGAACAAAAGGAGGTCAATATGACCAGAGAAGAAATCCTGGCTGCTTTGACTCTCGACGAGATAAAGCAAGCAAGACCAGATTTAGTCCAGTCTTTATCGTCCGAGATGCAAAACAGCGACGAGGAAAAGAAAAAGCAAAAAGAAAAAGACGATAAACTAAAAACCCTCGAAGCCGAAAACCTCAAACTCAAGACCGATATGCTCAATGTCCATAAGGAAAAACTCTTAGGCGAAATCAAGGACGAGAAAGTCAGTGAAATCGCCAAGGATTTACTATCCGGCGAATCAATCGAAAAGCTCGATGCCAATTGGAAGCTGGTCAAAGAAAAGCTCGGCAAGCTCGAAAAGCCCGGCATGCCGATTCTTACTGGGCAGGGCACACAAAAACCCGGTTCCGATTTTCTTCAGGACCGTCTCTTAACCGTAGGAGGCTAACGTGGCACAGAATATCAAATATTGGACCCCATTCGATACCATCAAAATCACCGCTGCGGCTGCTCATGCTGCCGGCGATTTGATTAAAAACGGTAATTGGTATGGTGTCTGTATCGATGACATTGCCATTACCAAGGAAGGCATGATTGCAATTAATCCGATTGTCGAACTCATCAAGAAAACTTCGACCGATGTAATTGCCAGTGGCGCATTAATCGAATTCGTTGCTGGAGGTACGGTTCAAGAATGGGAAGCCGGCACAAAAATCGGCAAGGCACATGCCGCTTCCGGTGCGACCGAGACGAAAGTCCTGGTCAAGATGATGCCGGAACTTTACTAATGAAATCAGTTGCCTGCCCGCTGATTTGCAGGCGGGTTAGTTT